AACTGCCTAAACAATAGTAAAGGGGCCAAGGAGAAGCTCCTAGACCCCGATGGTGGCTATTTACGCTTCTGGCTCTTCCCAGCTTTGGAAAGGGCAATCGCAATGGCCTGCTTTTGGGGACGACCCTCCTTCACCATCTTGGAGATGTTTTTGGAGACCGTCTTCTTTGAAGATCCACGAGAAAGGGGCATGATCACTCGCCCTTCTTCTTGGTATTGTAGCGCTTACCACGCCAGCTGAATTCTTTGGCGCCGGAACTACGAGCAGCCTTGAATGCCTCACCAAAGGACTTCTTGTTAAAAGAGCCTGTGGTGGTCTTTTGAGTGGGACCCTGCTTGGGCTTATAGTCGCCCCGCTTGAGGGCAGTCTTGAGGGTGGAGTCACCAGTATTGTAGGCCTGAAGACCCGCAGCAGCAGCACCACCCCGGCTAGCACCAGCAACAGCACCAGCGACATTACGGGCATTACGAGCAGCCTTCAGCGTGCCCTCCATGTTCTTCATGGCGGAACGGGCATTGCGCTTAACCTGAGCATCCTTTACGGCCTGCTTGCCTCGTGCTTCGGCCTTGGCCTGGGCGCTGGAAGACAGGGTGCCAGGTGCCTTGCCTTGTCCAGTCGTCACCTTTGCAGAGCCAGCACCGCTAGGCTTACCATTAGAGGCAGAGGTAACCTTTGCAGTGCTGGTCTTCATGCGGTTACTGCGCTGCTGAGAGGTGGTAACCTTTGCCTGACTGATGGACTGGCGATTGGCTCGGCCAGGATTCTGACCCGTGGTTGGGGGCTTGCTAGCCGAACGGGTGGAGCGATTTCGAGAAGAGGTAACTTTTGCCATCTTAAGAAGTACCTCAGGCGTTGATGGGACCGGTGGTGGTTGCCACGCGGATGGAGAAGCCAGAGCCGGTGCCACCAATAGTAGCAGCTGCTGCGCTCAGGATTTCGGTCACGTCGTAGCCAGAGCCACCGCTGACGAGGGTTACAGTCGTCACGGCACCACCCGACACAACGATGTTTGCGGTTGCGCCAGTACCCGTACCACCCGTCAGGGCCACACCGTTATAGGTGCCGTTGGTGTAAAGCGTACCACCAACAAGGGTGTTGAGGGTCAGGATGCGGCCCTGAACCACATCAACGCGGGTCACGCGACCGGTCTTGTTTGCGTTGTTCGAGGAGGGGATACGATCAGCCCGACGAACAGTACGGATTGCGGTCTTACAGGCAGCAACGGTACCGTTAACAGCAACGGTCGTGGCGGTGGTAGCGAAGGTAGCGGGAACGGTGGTCGTCGTGGTCACACCACCCGACACGTTAACAGTGGTGTGCGTCCGGTTCTTGAGTTCGTCCTCGCTCTGACGACCAGGAGCCGTCGAGATGTTGCCGTAGCTGGAACCGCCTGCGGGAAGAGTAGCCATTTGATTTACCTAAAAAGAATTAAGTTAGTACTAACCGGTAGTCCAGGACAGAACCCTGGAGAAGTTTTTGTGGTCAAAGAAGTCTTGACCGACCCACCACGCTAACCAGTGGTTCGAACCTTTAGACTGGTTACAACTGCGGCAAGCAGGCACAACATTCTTTAGGGTGTCGTGCCCGCCGTGGGTCTTTGGATGGACATGATCTAGCGTCAAATTGTCAGAAGAGCCACAGTAGACACATTGGTTGTCCCAATGATCCTTAATGGCTGATCTCCATTGACGTTTTGCCTCTGCGCTAGTCATGGCTTTTAGGTGGAAGAGGTAGTCAGAAGGGGCTTCCAGAATCATCGATCCTGTGTGGGTTACTTCTTAGTGGATTTGCCGTTGTGTCCATTCCGGGCGCGGTTCCGTTTTGGGCTTTCGAGAACCATACGCCCGTCTCTTGTGTGGGAGAGGTCTTTGCCACCCTTCCCAGCAATTCCTCGCTTCCGTCGTTCCGTCCACCGCTCCTCCGAGGCATTTTTGACGGAAGGTTTCTTATTCAGTTTTCGTTGATAGGCCGCCTTCTTAGCTGCTGCCTCAGGATTGGCTGCGTAATACTTGGCGGACTTACTTTTTGCTGGGGCCATCTTCTACAAAGACGTAGTTTTCCAGGCGTTCCAAGCGTTGGTTGGCTGCGTCGGCTCGATTGACCAACACATCCACCGACTTAGCGATATTGTGGAGGGTCACGAGATGCCATCCAAACAACCCAAGGGCCGCTGTGGCAATCAGATTTCGAACTGTTTCTTGGAGACCATCCCCATTATTACCGGATTGCACGTTCGAGGTCCTCCATTTCCAATTCTAGGGAATCAAAAAGTGCCGACAGGGGAGAACCCATCGTAGCCAATCCAGTAATGTTGTTCTTGGACAGCCAATCGGCGGCTGCCTTGAGGTCCTGCGTCGTTGCAAGACCCCCTTTGATGCGGCTGATCAGCTCGTTAGTGACCAATCCATGCAGTTCATTGAACTGATCTTCGGTTGCGCGTGTCATACTCTAAAGGAGCCCTTTCCTCCTGATGTAAATTTGCCCAAAATCCACTCATTTCGACCTCTAGGGACCGGTGTGGGCACAAATGGTTGTCGATTTGGGCGGTAAACAATGTCCCTTGGTTGAACATATACCAACAATTCCAAGCTACCAGCGTTGAGTGTCCTGGTAGCGAAATAATCTAGACCTGTGCCCTGAAGGTTGAAGGCTGAAGGCTGGAGATTCAGCGGGAACCTGCGAATAACCTCGGCAGGTATCTGGAATAGAGACAAATTCAGCACTGAACCGTCAATACGCCGTGTCAATAGTAGCGATGTACTGCTGCTACCAAGATTGTAGGAAGTATTGAGGCCATTAAGGATGAAGAAGAGGTTACTGGAAAGGGTGGACGAGCCAACCGTAAAGGATCCAGTTGTAACATTTAGGGCAGACTGCCTTCCAAGAATGGCTGAAGTTCCTGTCCAGGCAAATGACCCAACATTTACGTTGAGGACAGCAAAAGGGCTCAGGATTAGATTATTACCAACAACAGAGTATGTTCCTGTTGTTCCATCCAACCTTGACGCCTTTTGAAGAAGGCTGCTGGTACCACTAAGGGCGAATGTCCCAAGGGTTGTGCCCAAGGTAAACTGCTTCGATAGTATTGTGGTTGTCCCCGCAATAGAGAACGTACCAACAGTACTAACAAGAGTTAGGGAGGCCCGAAGGACAGTGCTTGTTCCAGCAAGAGTAAACGTTCCAACCGTAACATCTAGCGGATAAACAGTTGGACCAGCAGCGGCATTGAACTGCTCGTCGAACCACTGCCCTATCGGACTATAGTCTTCTAACGGATCATCAAACCATACTGGTAAAATCGGCACTCATCGTTCCTCCCCTTACCAGGAGTAAACGATACACCAACCAGTGCCACCAAGGCCACCAGCACCGCCGAGACCGGGGTTCATACCGACACCCCCGCCACCACCGCCGCCTCCACCTTGACCACCAGCACCGCCAGCCCGACCAGCGGTAGCA